TCCGTCTTTTGTGCGAGCGCGTTTACGTGCCATATAAATCTCCTAGAATGATCTGTATTATTTATGGGGGTTTTGGGAGATACTGTCGTCCCATGCGAAAGGGCGACCGAAGCCGCCCTTTGCTTTTTCAAAACTGTTAGGCTTATGCCAAGTTTGTCCAGTTTTTGATGTATGTGTGAACTTTGTCTTGCATAAGTTCCAAACCGCACTCGGTTAGGTACTCGTGCTTGACTGCGTCCGCGTCAGCTTGCTGACGATCACGCAATAGTTGCGTATCACGTCCGTCCATGTGACGATACTTCAAGTATGGGAAGTCGATGATAACAGCAGCGTTATCCATACCCGGTACTTGACGGAATTGTGGGTGTAGATGAACCATAAGATCTCCCGCGAAAGTAGTGTATTGAGTTAAATTAACTCCGTACGCACCTTCGACAGCAGTTGGTTGCCATCTGTCTTTACCCATTTTTTGTAGGTGTCCAGCAACTTTAGCACCGCAGAACATAATCTTCTGCTTAGAGCCAAATGCAAAAACATCTTCGATCAAAGCGCGATCAAACTGATCCTCAGTCATTGAGTTAGACGCTGTCGAACGGTCAATCACGTTTGACATTGTGTTAATCAGTCCGCCTGTGAAGCGAAGTGGTTGTGCAGTCGAGCCGTTAGCTTCGTGCTTTTTACCAAAGAACATGGCACGCTCAATATCTTGCATGTGCAATTTAAGAGCTTTGGTAGCCATCTCGTCTTCTTTATCGCCAGTACGCAAGTTAGTCGCACGCAATGTTTCCGTCACTGTGAATGAGGTACGGAAAATTTGTGTGAAGTTGCTTGCTACTGTCGCATCAAAACTCACTCCTGTAGGTGAGTTCGCACCTTCTTCGTAGGCTGTGCCTGCGATGAAGAGCTTCGCGTCATCTGCGATGGTGTGTGACGTACCGCCGATGTTACGTTCAACAGTTAAACCTGTTGCCGTACTATCTGCTGTACACCGCATTACCTCACCAGTTTCGCTGTTCACGACGATTGTGCCTTTAACGGCGAACAAGTTATCGTTACCTGCGTCGATAGTGATTGCAGTTGTTGATGCAGAAGAAACAGCACCGTTTACTGTCAATGCTCTCTCAGGAAGTTCGTCCCTAAAATTCTTAAATTCCGGGTCATCCGTACTTTCTGATGATGTCATTGACAAAAGTGCGTTCAATGGCGCGTTACCATTGGGTTCTAATAACGTGAATAATTCACGGTAGTTCTTGGGGCGAAAGTCAGTATTAAACTCACCTGTTCCCCGCAATCCTTGTAGAGCTGCCATAGCAGAAATCCTTTCATTCCAAGGGGTTTTACGTTTTGTGCGAGGTACGCAAGTAAGACGCGGAAATCACGCCGTCCTTCTCTTGTCCCATATTTTGTTCGGTGTTTGGGGCCGTAGCGCCTGCCGTACAGGAGCAATGTACGACAGGGCTAGGACTTTGTCGTCCCTATGCTTTGGTACGACCTTGTTGTATGGCTTGACCCATAGCTCGCGCTGCAAGTCTAGACATATCATCGTTCTTAACGTTTGATTGGCCTACTGCTGGCCCTTTGTTTGGAGACTGCATAAACGCTTGGCGTCGCTGCTGTACCTCTTGTAGCCTTTGAAGCTCTGGCCCATTCTTTGCGTTCTTGAAGTCTTGCATGACTTTGTTTGTTAAACCTTTGTCTGCAAAGTCTTCTGCTGTGTAGCCACGCTCCCCTGCGAACGCCATGAATAATTTAGCATCGCTATCTGGTAAGCCTGCTGCCTGCTGTGCGCTGTCGAGGTTGTTAGATATAGCTTGGCGTACCATACCTGCTCGATCTTGGCCTGCTTGTTGTGCAGCATTTACACCTGCTTGGGCATTGTTTTGACTAGCCTGCAAGACCTTTTGCATAGCAACCATTTGCTGCTGCATCTGACCTTTCATACGCTGGATTTCATCAAGACCCTCTTTGTATCCGGGCGGCAAGCTGATTGCGTTCTCGTCTTCGTACTTCTTGAACTCTGCTGCCATTCTTTCAGATAGGTTCTGATTGGTGTTCTGTGGCTGCGTTGGTGCTGCCGTACCTGCTGGCTGTGGCTGCTGTGCTCTACCCATCTTAGCGTTCTTGGTCATCGCTTGGGCTGCTGCGTTCATAAACTTCGCAACTTGCTCTGGTGTTGCGTTGCCCGCTTTCATCATCTTTTCTGCAAGCTCTGTCACAGGTTTCATCTGTGCTTGCTTGTAGTTAAGATCACGGTAGCGTTCGAACGTACCAGAAATCTGTTGTGGCGTGAGTTCTCTGTCATTATCCCCAATCTTTACCTTGTAAACTACTGGGTCTTGTGACGACTTATCGCCTTCTGTTTTAGGTGAACCTGCCTCTGATGCCTTTTCTTGCGCAGTCTCAGGCGCTTCTTTTGGCTTTGGGGCGGGTTGTGGTGCAGCTTGTGGGGCTGCTTGCGGTGCTTCTGCACCCATTTGTCTCGCTGCGATACGTGCAACTTGATCCATGTCTTGTGGGTTTACTGCCATCAGTCTGTCCTTTCATTTCGGCCTTGGCGGAAATCTGTAGTTTCATCTAGTGATAGATCGCCCTCTAGTTTGTGTATTAGGCGAGCTGGTAAGTTTAACATCTGTTCTGCGGCCCATATTGCACCTCGGTTAAAATCCATCTCTTGTTGGGACATTTCCTTGGAGCGAGCCATCATTAAGGCAAGTTGTAGTATCTCATCCTTCATGACTTCGTTGACGGTGGCCCATCCACTGCTTTCAGACAGTTGGATTAGGGTTTTGATTTGTTGTTTTACGCTTTGCATTATCCATTTGTTTCTTTGCTATGTCGTCCCTAAACTGGCCCCAAAAGACCAAGCTATTTCTTTTGCCCCACCAAACTGTTTTGGCTTTGTGGCGCATTATACTTGGAAAGACGACTGCCGTACCTCGCTCTGTCTTGACGTTCTTTACATTAGACGCGTCGAGCCACAGCCCTCCGCCTATGTAAGAACCTTTAGGAGATAGCTCTATTGTTGCAGATATAACTCTGTGATGCCTTCCTAGCCCTACATCCATGTGGTTTTTGTAGTGACCAAGTATCGGGTACTCTGTGAACTGTACGCTCTCGAACCAGTTAATAGCTACTCGATGCTGCTTTCTTGCAATCTCTATTATCTGGTGCTTTGCTCTCGCAAGCAACTTATCCACAAGTTCGTTTTGCTTTGGCTGAAACCAAGATACTTGCGAACGACGCGTAAGGCTCTTGATCCACTTTTTATCATGACCTCCAAACGTTGCCGTCTGTAGGTTCGCACGCCCGAAGTCTATAAGTGCGTCGCACTCATCAGGCGTAAATACTTTTGGGAGAATGTCTACTCTGGGTCTCAATGTGATTGTCCTGTTGATGGTTAATGTTATTTCTTCTTCTTGCCCTTCCACGATATTCGCTTTGAGCTTGTTTTCTTTTTTGCTGCACTGGTGCACTGCGCTTTAGTGGGGCGACAAGCTGGGTAGGATTTGCGCTTCTCGCCTTTCCTACGACCACAGGGCTTCCCCGTCTTGCAGTCGATCCACCCCTTGCCGCCGTTCTGTGCGAACCATGTTCGTAAGCTATTTTTTTCTGCCACTGGACTTCTTCTTCTTGCTAGAGTTACCCCAGTTTTTCGCGCCTACTTTACGGCATTTGGAAAGTGCCCCGCTTGCGTACGCAGAAGGCCAGACCTTATATCTGGCTTTGACCTTGTGGTAGCAGGCATCTTTCTTGGCAGATTTCTTTTTAGCGGGCATGGGTTATCCTTGCGTACAGGGGCAGTCCTTGTGCTGCATGTTGCCAGTCTGGGTTTTCTTGCCCAGCTTTTTGACTTCTTTAGATGTCTTAGCCATTAGTAACCCTTCTTCTTTGGTGCTTTCTTTACCTTCTTGCCCTTCTTGGCTGCTTCTTTCTTTGCAGCCTCTTTACCTGCTTTGGTGTACGGGAATGTTTTGTTTCCTACTTTTGGCATCTCACTACTCCTGTGGTGGTGGTTTGTTTCCGAACATGCGTTGGTACGTCATGTCGTTACTGTATGCCTCTGCCCACTTGTTCTCTGTGTAGGTGGCAAAGGTAATTAAGTTTGCGGTGTCATTCCAAAGCGTATCAACGTCTTGGTTGAGCGTGGCTATCTGATCTTCAAGGTGTCCGATCTTGTGGGCTTGTTCGCTTATCCACCAAACGCCACCCACTAGCTGAACAGCCATTGCGAGAACGAGAGCTAAAGGTACTTTAAGATCGCCCATCAGCAGTTCCACGCTCGTCTTGACCAGTAGTTCGCACTAAGCTTATTGCTCTTACCTTTGATGCCGCCTGATCTGGCGCAGTAAGATTTCTTGCGTGCTGGTTGGTCTTTCTTGATAGTCATGTTGGCGTCGCCGAAACGAATTATTTTTTCTTTTCCATCTTGGCAGGCTTTGACCACAAACTTTTTCCCGCCGCTTTTTTGGCGGCGAGGTTTGTTGCATGGCATATCTTTTTTAGAAACTTTCTTAGCTGGCATGATAGCTCCTTTAGGGCATTATCTGTTTTTACTGGCTAAGTGTCGTCCCTACATCGCCATGATAAGCTCGCCTTTGTTATTGTTTTTGCCAACAAAGTTTGAATTGCATGAGAAAATTATTCGCTCTTCATCACCCTTGTGGGGGTTCGAATAGTGTTCAACAAAACTTGGGAAAACAATAAACATGCCCTTTTGAGGCTGTATCTCTAGTCGATCATTTGTTAGCTTTTGATCGCCCACGTAATACATTTTGTTGCTTTCGTACGCAGGGTCGCGAAAAACTATTTGACCTGTTCCGTCTGTCGCTGCTGCGTAAAATACCAGACTTATGTGGCTATACGAGTGACAGTGTGCTGGAACATAATGACCTTTTCCATAAATAGCTGCCCAAGAGTTGTCTATTCTAAACCCTTTATTTTTACCTAAACGGTTTAAATATTCTTCTATAGCTCCAACAGCAGCTTTGTGTATTTCTTCGTAGCCCTCTTCGTTTGCTAGGTTTTGATTGTAAAAAGATGTGTACCCATGCTTTTCGTAATCCTCTGGCGTTTCTGCGGTCTTTGCGTACTTCCACGCTTCGCTCACAAGTCCGCCGTTAGGATCATTTTTTTTCGTCTGTTGAGCCAGTGCAGCAAAGCGATCTGCTATACCTTCACAGTCAGGGTAGTCGTCAAGAACTAAGATTGGAGTGTGGAAACCTGTAATCATACGATTTCACCACCCTGATCTTCTGCAATCTTTTTTGCAAAATATTCTGCTGGTTCTTGAGCTACAAAGTAGACAGTGCAATCATAGCAAACTTTTGTGACGTTCATCCTTATATCAGGAGGAAGTGGCCCTCCGTCTTTAGGGAGCATCGCGTCAGGTTTTACTACTGACATTCCAAGCGTGCATACAATTCCGTCTGTTTTGAAGTATTGGGTTTTTCCGTGTTCGTCAGTGTAAGTGTGAAGTTTCATGTTATCCTCTTAGTCAGTTGATGGTAAGTTTGCTTCTTCCTCTGCTGCTGCTGCTTCTGATGCTGCGACACTTGCTTTTTCTGTCGGACTTAAAGGCATCGTTGGTATGCCGTCATCCAAGCTGTCAGGGAAACTTTCGGGAAAGTCTCTTAATTCTTGACGATAAGTAAGCCAGTCGGCTCGCTTAGTATTGAAGTCTGACCAAGACGTAGACTTGTCCAAAATTTGCATAAGTTCGACATCAGAAAGCTGGAGCTTATCATTTCTTGCTTTTCTAAAATGATCCTTAAAGTCAGTCATCACTTTCTCCTTTAACGGTTCTTAATGCTTGGATCTTCGGAACAATAGTTGTTCGGAAATGCTCGATCCGTACCGTCTGCGCCAGTACCCCAGATAATGCGTACGCCGCCGCCACCGCCGCCTCCGCCGCCCCATGAGGTTCCTCCACCTCCACCACCAGCGCCGTGATCGCCGCCATCCATTCCGCGTGGTGTGTATCCGTTTCCAGTGTACTCGTTTTCTCCATAGACACCGCGAGCACCGCCAGATCCCCCGCCGCCTCCACGACGCCAACCATGTTGACCATTTCCGTACTGTGAGTTGGTTGAACCTTGCCAACCATTTCCGTTACCGTTTTGCCCTTGGTATCCTTGACCATCTAGACCAACGCCGCCGCCACCAGAACCGCCGTAAGTTGAGGAGTAGCTTTCGCCTGACGCTCCCCCTCCGCCTTGACCCTGACCTTGACCTTGACCGTCGCCTGAGTAGCCGCCCGCGCCACCGCCGTAGTAAGCACTACCAGATGAGTGCTTTCCGAGGTAGCCGTATCCACCTGTGTAACGCGTTGAGTAAGCTATTGCACCACAATCGCCCTGATGGTTGTACTGCGGATTATAGCGAAATGACATATTACTAGTATCAGGATTGCTCTGGTGGGAGTAGTATCCAGCACCAGACGACCAGACTATGTACTCGTTTGAACCATAGCCAGCAGTGTTGGTAGTTCGTCTTAAATAAGATGCACCACCGTAAGCAGAAGTGTCGTTGTTAAAGTTGTTGTAGCGACCAAACCCGACTTGCACCTCGAACTCTTCGCCCGGAGTACATGTAACATTGTTAGCCCAAGCGGTGCCAGCAGCCCCGCCCGCTTTTTCAGCCCATTGGTACGCGCCAGCAGCCCCGCCGCCCATACAAATCACACTGAACTTTGTAACGCCATTGGGTACTACCCAGCGAAATCTTATATAAGCACCATTGTTTGAGGACTGAAAATTTCCACCTTTGTATGAGGTGAGGTAGCCTCCACGTATATCAGTACCGGTTGCGCTCGCCCAGTTGCTTCGGTCAAAGGTATAATAGAGACCATATGTAGTGTTAGAATATGGCGTCGTGTCATAGCTATGGTCACGATAAAGAGCAGACGTTGTGACGTTAGGATTAAACCAGTATGTTCCGTACTTGTATTGTGGGTCGGAGTTGGTTGTATAATCTGCCTCAGACCAGTTACGAATAGAACTTCCCGGGCCAAAGTAACGTGCTCCGTATGGGTCGCCGTACGAAATATCGCCGCTAAAATTTTGAGTGAATGTTCCGTACTGACCTAAGTTTATCTCTATGTCGAAGCTGTGCGCAGCAGGGTTGATTGTGCCAGTATCAGGTGTGTTCTCAACGTAAACACGGCCTGCGTTCGCACCTGTCTTTTCTATCTTCGGCTCTACGCCTGTCGCAAAACCAGTTGCGTTGGTTACGTTAAAATCAATAGCCTGTGCTGCTGTAACCGTATCAGTCAAATACTGCTTGTCAGTAACGTTTCTGATTATTCTATTAATCATGAGGCTAGTGCTGGTAAAAGTTGGCGTAGTGTTTTGAGGCCAAATGTCTACTTCATAGTCGATATAACTTGCGCCCCAACCACCTTGATCTACTTTGTAGCGGAACTTGTATGTTCCCGGTGTTGCACCAGCGTCGATTGTAGTTTGCGAAATTCGCACGTAGCCTTGATCGCTGTCGCCGCTATCTGTGTCTGTATCTATACTCATACCAGTTGGCAAGGTCGTAGTATAACCCGAAGGTAATTCATCAGTATTAGTTACTTGAGATGCCGCAACGCTTGTGTTTTCAAAAGCGTGCTCAAAATAAACTGTGCTATCGGTACGTTGCTGGTTTGTAACTTGCAAGCCAGCTTCAAGGTTCATCTTGATTGGTCGTGCAACAGTTTTGGTGCCGGGATTATAAAGAATACCTGCACCGCCACCAGCAACAGCCGTAGTGTCTTTTTGCATAAAGCGAACGTTGCCACCTGATGCACCTCCGCCACCACCAGCGATGTTATAATCGCTACTGTTTACCTGATACGAACGTCTTTTCTTCGCCATGCTATTATTCCTCTATGCCGTAGACCCTAACAATCACACCGTCTTGATCTGACGTAACAACAAGCTGTTCGCCTGCCGATGCCATGATACCAGTACGCTCTAGGATTTCATTTGAAGCGATCTGCGCCTTGTCGAACTTGTCCTGTTGCGGCAATTCAAAGAAACGCTTTTCTCTCATGTAGCTTTCGCCATTGAACATAAGGTCGTACTTACGGTTCGCGTCACCGTTGCTATCTGTCCAGATGGTGTTAGTAACAAGCAATGTTTGGTCGTCGTGTGGAGCTGTTGCTGGTTCATCCACGATTGATACAGCACTACCCATGCCAGAATGTGCGTGGCAGTAAGTGTACAATGTGTCTGGTGCGTTAGCTGGTACTGTCCACTCAATTACTCTTGCTTCACTGTTGTACGTTGCGTGGTTTGTATTCCAATCTGCTACGTTTGTTGTGACTGATGTATAGTCACTGGTAGCTGACGGATCACCCATTTGCCAGATCATACCGTCTGTGTACGCTGTGCCGCCAGCATGTGTGCCGTCAGCAGTTGTAGAGAAGTTTAGCGCATGACCGTTGTTGCTACTTAATATCTGATAGATACGATATGTGTGGCCTCTAACAAAGGTAAGTTCTGAAACTGCACCAGTTACAGAACTTTCAACATACTTGTTCTGACCGTTTATTGAAGCAACGGCTATACTTACTGGCTGCTTGGCGTAGTGTTTGCTTTCTGTCCAAGTCACGCCCAAGTCTGATGTGCTGTGCTTCTTACCGCCTGCTACGACAAGTACGAAGTTAGAACCCTCTGCGCGTACATCTAAGACGTCAGTGTATGTGACCCCTGATGGGAAGTCGAACACTGAGTAACCTGATGTCGGGAAAGGCGATGCAGTTGTGTAGTCTGCGTATGCTACCTTGCCGCCAGAGTACGCAATATATAACTTGCCGTCTGTTGCGTCTGCTGCGATTGATGCTGCGCCGATCATGTACCCAGAAGTGCCTGTCGGGGGTGACATAGAGTTTGATGTAAACTCTGACTGTGCTTCTGGTGTATCGTCGTTAGAAATGTAGTTAAAGCCTGTGTTTGTACCGACAATAAAACGCTCTTCGTTTGTTTTAATGCCAGAGATCTTTGTGATCTGACCTAGACCCCATGTAAACGCAGTGTTGTAAGTAGCTGCATTAGCTCGCCAATCTGCGATTGTATTTACTAACGCGCCTGTGTTCGGAACACCTTGTACGTACGCCATCGCGAACGGGCCTTCGGCGTTAGTTGCCCAGAGGATGTTATCGCCTGCTGTCATGCCGAAGTTAGATGCTGTCACTGAGGCAGAACCGCCTGTAGCTACGTAGTCGTCAATGGTGTATGTATTACCATCGTCAGGTGATCTTAATATCATGTCTGCACCGCTATGAAACCAAAGTGGGCTTCCTAGACGGTTAGTGTCTTGAACGACGTAGTGCTTATCGTTCGTTAGTGTTTGGTACGCAAAAATTTCTTTTGCAGCGATAGGAAAAGACGCCGTGTTCGCAGCCGCAGGCTCAACAGGTGTTGTCTTCATATCGGTTACAAGAACTTCGGTTCGCCAACCGATTAAGTCCAAAGTGTTTGCTGTATCAGGTGCGCCCCATGTTACGGAAGCTTCTGCAAGCGTCGAGTTGTAATTCTCGAAATCGCCTGTCTGATACGTCTTGTCTGTAATGTACAAGTTTACGTTGGCTGCATTTAGGCCATCATTCAAAACGTTTACATTATATGTAGCAACTTTTGCTGATGGTACGGTGTAAACCACCTCAGTGTCGCGGCTACTTACGACTTTTTTTCCTAATAGTCCGTTTGCCATAATATCCTCTTACGATTGTGATAGGAAATAGACTTTGCTCGGAGACATCTGGTAGCCGTTTAAAGCTGACTGGATACTCGCTTGAAGTCCATCGAGAGCCGCTTGCTCTGTTGCCGATGCTGCTTGCACAGCATTGATTTGTGTTGAACCTTCTGTCTGTAGTTCGCTGACCTCTGTATTCCCTTGGGCAATGACAGCAGCGATCTGTGTTGTACCCTCGGCACTAACGGCACTAAGGTTCGCATTGCCGTTAAAGATTTCAATCATACGCGCCAAGTAAACCAAGTCGGCATTTGGCGTAGAAGCATTTAGACCCTGTAGTCGTGTGGATAGCTCGTTAGCTAAAGACTGCTGGTCAGATACGGATATATTGGGCATTATAATGTACTCCCGTCAAAAAGACTGCCGTGTAGCTGGGATATTAAAATGCCCTGCTGGATCACGGTTGGTGTGGTTTGGAACGCTTGGTTTGCGTAGGTTTGAGAAAGATCTCGTGCTTGCTCTGATGCTAACTGCGCTGCTTCGGCTGCTGCTTGAGCTGCCTCTGCGTCAAGTTCGGAAGCTCTTGCTTCGTCAGAACTTTGTTCTGCGTCAGCTCTTTTGACTTCCATGTCAGCGAGGGCTGTGGCCTTGAAAGCGTTTAGGTCAGCAAAAAGCTGTGTGAAATCTGCTATCTCGTTAGTTGCGCCATCTTCCCCAATTTTGAGGAACATCTTTTCCGCACCAGCAGTATTGTCATATGTGAAGGTGAACGCATCTATCGTACCTGTTGAAGCGTCAAACAACTTGTTCATTAGTTGGGCAAGCGTAAGGCCACCCATCTCCGCATCTTCAAGGTACGTATCAAGTAGATGTATACCCGTTGCGGCAGAACGGAAGTTTAACTGTTCGGAGGGTACGCGTGTGCGTGCCATTTAAATATCCTTCTCTTTTGCGAGCTTTGCCAGATCAGCAACACGTTTTGTGGACATGTTCAGCAAGTCTTCTGTGTTTGTCATGCGACCAGCCACATTACCCATGTCACGCTGTAGGCTCTCTCTTGTTCGTGATATTGCACTACGAAGAGCCTCTATGTCGTCCCGTATTGGCTTTAATTCTTCGGCGAGGCGTGCATTGACGTATTCCCTTATGATACTGTCAACTCTAGTCTCCCAAAGTTTACTGTTTGGGTTCATTAGGAGCCTCCTTCATTGGAACCAAGTTACCTTTCTTGACTTCCTGTTCGATGTTCTGTTGTGGCTGTACGGACGCACCACGCATCTTTTCGAGCAACATCATTTGCTGCGATGGCGTTGGGCCGTCTTTTGATTGTTCTTTAGAGATTTTAAACTGGTCTAGGTCTGATACGCCCATGCTGCGTATTGCTTCCTCTACGACCTTGCCAGAGTTGTACTCCATCGCCATGCCTGTTTCGTTTAGGATCTTAAGCATGTTGATCCATGTCTCGGCGTTACGGGTGGGTTCGAGAGGTAATGTGCCGTCTACGACTAGGTAGTCGATGTCGCCCTGTATCTCTGGCAGGTTAAAGTCTAGGTATCCATCTTTGACCTTGTCCGCGACGATAGATGCGCTGTCGTTTTCAGTGATGCGGATAGAACCTTCTGGGTCGAAGAAGTCTTGGATGTTCGCAACCATCATCCGTACCATTGGTCGTATGGAGGTGGAGGAGATAACGCGGGATAGGACGCCGAGACGCTGGGAACCTAGCTGCGTCAGACGTTGTATCTCTGTGGCTGTCCGTATCCCGTCTGCTGTCGGCATCCCTTGTTGAGCGTCCGATGCGGCAGAAAGCCTTTGCTTGAGGCCAGACATGGCCTCGATGTCGTTCCAGTGACCTTTGGTTACATCAGGTACTTGCGCAATGAACAACCCTTTCCCGACGTCCGCCCCGGGCATTGTGCGCACGAGGCCGTGTGGGTTTCTGTCGATAAGGTCGCCGATTGCGATTTGGGTTGGGTCAACAAATATGAGGTTAGAGAGTGCTGCTTGTACGTTGTCGATGCGTGAGCGAAGGAGCCAAGTTGCGATGTCGTGTAGCGGCAAGAGTAAGTCATAGAGAGATTGGGAATATGTTTTGTGCGCGTCATGGTAAAGTCCGCCTATCGTTACTGGGAACTGACGTCCGTAAGGGTTAAGTTGGAAGCGTATTACTACGTTCTCGTCTAGGATAGTTACGCAGAGCCAGACGTGGTCTAGCTGTGGCATGTTGATTTCGTAGCCTGCTAGTCTAATCCAACATTCATCTACTACGCGGCTGTCGCCAAGGGTAAAGAAAGTGCCACCGCTTTCGCGCTTGTTGCGCTCTGCGGGGTCGATGCTTAGTCCTCGTCCCGCTTCTTGGTGCCATCTATGTCCGTCCCACCCACCAGCCGGAGGTGTGAGACGATTTCTAAGTGCGGGGTACTCCAAGAGCTTCGGGTACATTCCCGTTTGTACCAAGGCGTCGAAGGAAGAGTAATCAGAGAAGATGATGTACTGCATCTTGTCCCAGTCTCCCCACTGGACACGGGGGTCGTGGAATACGCGTCTCGGGTCGAAGTTTGTGATTTCGTTGGTACGGCTCTCAGCGTTCCACGTAACTTTCGTGGGTGCGTATCCGTACCGAATACAGTCCAAAAGATGTTGGGCAAGTCGAGCCTCCCCTGCTGTACGACGCATCTGCTGGTGCAGTAAGCGTTCGATGATAGCCGAAGATTTACGAGATTTTCTATTCAAGCCCTCCAGTTGGAACATGGGGTTACGGCCTGTAAGAGCAGCCATAAGATACGTGAGTACGGTATCGGCTATAGCTCTTGTGTCCGCGATCACGGCCTTTTCGCGGAAGGATGTTGCATCTGGGCGGACATATACATCATGTGCTCTGTCTGCCTGCGTCCAATGATCGTATCGACGCGAAATGCGGTCATACGACATTTGCATCGCTGCTTTGACGTAATCTACGATACGTTGCTCTTGCTCCGCACTAAGGCGTGAAGAGATGTCGTCGTAGTTCATTAGGGCGTCGGCGTGGTCGGATAAATCGACTACTATACCGTCGCCGTCAGGAACGTACTCTGCGCGATAGTGTGTGGTTGTCAACGTCATGCTACTATTTACGCTCTTCTGGTAGGGTTAGTCGTCCCTATTCACCCCATCCTCGCCACTGTCCGTTGTTGAGGTCGGACTTGTGCGCGAAGACGCTGTTTTTTTCGGACGGAAGGAAAGATGGTGGCTGATAATATTCGCCTGTGGCAGGTGTTCTTGCGAGGACGTCAAGGCCAATAGAGAGGGCGTCTATCTGATCGTCGTGTGTGCCAGATGGAAATGATTGGCACTCGTTATAGAACTCGTCTAGCCAGTTAGCTTGCTCTGGTAGAAATACTCGACCTCCTTCTATTAAGGGTAGTACGGCACTGAGACGTGATACTTTGTCGGTTGAGATTTTGTACGGGATGACGGAGACGCCACTTTCCCGTTTGAGTTCTTGAATAAGGGACTGGCCTGATGCTTTGTCCTCTACGTATATACCACGCAATCCTTTGCCGCGCCACTGGTTGTTTAGTTGGATCATACGCCGTTTGAGTTCGGGGAACTCGAAACGGTCACGCACTAGGTCTACTACGTAGATGTCGCCCGTAGTGTCGAGACCGACTACCATCATTACGGAATAGTCACTGTCCTGTTTTACCTTGAAGGCGGTGTCGGCTGCGATGATTAGAGAGTTAAAGCGTTCTGGTTTCATGTCGGCTGGGTAAGTACGCCACCAATGCTGACGTATTAGGTTGCCTCCTTCGATGTACGGGGTTTGTTGGTAGAGGGATGCGAACTCTCTGGGGTTGAGACGCTGCCGTCTGTCGAGGTCTTCGATTGGGAAACGTTCGGGCCAGAGGGCTGTTCGCTTTGTTTGTCGGATGTATCGCTTGCTTGGGCTGATCTTCGAAGCTTCGTTCGGTGCGAGGAAGTTAGGATCAGAAGGATCAAGAGTAGTTCGAGAAATCTTTCCTTGTGCCCCACGAACGGGGCTTTCGGAAATAGCTGGGAAGTTGATATGAAGCCAACGCCCTTCCCTCCAATCTTCTGTCTGCATAAGTCGGCCTGCGGGGTCATCTGGATGCCATCGGGTAAGGATGATGATTTGGGCGGGGGGTATATTATCGACGTCAGGTTGGAGGCGGGTGGATAAAGCGGATACATAGTAATTCCAGATTTTGTTTCTTTGTGTCGCACTCTCCGCATCCTCTCTTGATTTCAGTGGGTCATCTAGTAGGAGTAGGTTCGCGGCTCGACCACTGGTTGTACCACCCACACCTATGAAATAAGCGGCTCCGCCGCTTGTGGTACGCCACTGGTCAACCGCACGACTATCTTGAGACATTTCGAAGTCAGGAAAGACCTGCGGAACTAGAGGTTCGTTGACCAGATCGCGCACTTGGCGTCCGAAGTCTTGGGCCAGTTGGCTGTTATATGACGTAGACATCATAAAGCGGTTGGGTTTCTTCGCCATGAAGTACGCAGGGAAGATAACAGAGCCATATGTAGACTTGCCGTGTCGTGGCGGCATGGTGATGAGTACGTTGCGTACGGGTACTTTCTCTGTTTTGCGTCGGTCTGCTTCCTCAAGGCCGAAGTGAGAGGTTAATGTGTTCTTTTCGAGGCGGTCTAAAGCGTCGATCATCTTTAAATGGAACTCTGGTAGCTCCCATTTGGGGTACATCAGCCTTACGAAGCCCAGAAAGTCCTCTTCTGCGCTCTTTAGTTTAAGTAATTGGCGTGCTGCTTGCTGTGGAGTGATGCTCATTGCTCTTCTTCCTCCACAACTTCGGCCTCAATGATGTCGTTGACGCCAGATGCGATAGCTTCTAGCTGCGATCTGCTTAGTTTCTCCGGGTCAGTGTCTACTGTGTGCTCATGTTGTACGAATTGTGCCGTTAAATCGGGCATAACTTTGTTGAGCATGGTGGCAAATACGCGTGCTTGCGTGGGCGTCCACCCTATTTCCCCCATTACTACTTTGTGTGCCTCTCCTATCTGGCGTTCGACCTTGCGATACATGCCAGCACGCATGTTTGCGACCTGTAAAGGCGTTAGTTTTTTACCGTTTTGTGCACCAATACGGCCTTTTGGGTTGTTAGGCATTGAGATTGCTCCTGACGTTTTCAAATTTGCTCGCA